TTAGGGAACTGGTTACTACTTAATGTCTCTTGTTTATAACTGGTAGAGAATGTGTAAACCGTTCCGGCATCATCTGCCATAGTGATACGCACAAACTCAGCATCTCGTAGGATTAACTTATTTTGAACCTGTGTGATTGATGTAGACATTAGGCAGCTCCAACATCTTCATATAGTTGGAAACTATCACCGAATTGAATGTATCTACCTGGAATAATTGTGTAAGATGGCATGTTAGGACAAAATACTTTGAACTGAACATCATTACCTGTCTTCATTGTTAATCCTGCTACACTAGATGTAATCATATTAGGACGATGTGTTGTCAATGTGATTGTATTATCAGTTCCTCTAGTTACAGTATTGACAACTGTAAATGGATGTGCCTTACCTGTAAGTTGAATGAAGTCACCGGCTTTAAACATTACCTTACTAGATGTGAAGTTATTGTCTACAGCGGGCAAGTTGGTCAATATCAATTGATTGCCAACAAAGCTAGAGACTGTTAAGGTATTGCGTTGTGCCAATGTCATATCACCTTGATAAGCACATAACCAACTTAGGCCTGTGTTACCACTGAATGACACAGTTTCATTTGAACGACGATCCAATGCGTCCAGGGCTTCAATTAGATCGCGATTGCTAGCATATGGTAAGTAGGCTGGAAATGTAATGGTCAACTTCCACGGATTCTTAGTGACTGTTTCATTTCTTAGAGCAACCTCACTGCGAGTGTATTGAATACCAACAACCTTGCGGCGATTGAACTGTATTGACTGTGCCTTATTGACTATTTTTTGTAAACTCATTATCTTGTCCTCATTGGCAATTCACGGCGTGCCTGTTCAACATTGCCAAACAATGTCATACGGTTTTCCGCAAATAATTGTGCCACAGACTTAGCATCGATGGCTGATATGTTGTTGATGATTGTTGTTGAACCACCACCTATTTGATTATTTGGAATAACTCTTTTGCCGGCAGCACCAACTAAAATTTCTGGACCATTTTCACCAACCATAACAGGATTATTTGTTGGAATTATTCCGCCGGCTGCAAATCCTAATAGTGAACCTATTCCTGTTCCAGCAAAGGCTGCTTTAGCAAATCCAACTAAGGCCTGTTTAATAGCAATCTTTTCTAAATCCATTAGAACGCTTCTTGTAAAATCTCCGAAACTAAACTTGCCAGTCTCAACAAACTTATCAATAGCAGACTCCATACCTTTGGTCATAGAGTCAACTGCCATCTTGGCCACATTGGCATTGTTAGTCCAATTATCTGCCCATGCTCCAACACTTTCTTTTAATCCAGTTGTAAATTCTCTTGACTTGTTTAAGTTATCAATTTGTGCTTGAGCAATCCCTTGATAGCCTTTAGCAATTTTATCAAGACCATCAGCAAGTTCTTGTGCTTTCTCTACAGTTAATCCATCTTCGCTTGAAAATGCAGCACTGAATGCTCGGCCTGCTTCTAATGCGGCCTTACGACTTTCTTCTACAATCTTATCAATTTGCTTTTGAAGAGGATTCTTACCCATCTCACCTGCTTCAAATTTTAAGTTTACCTTTTGATCATTAATGCTTCTTAGAGACTCTCCAAGTTTTTCTGTTCTTGCGATTTGGTCTTCAATTGATTTAATAATAATTTCTTGATTGCGCTTTCTATCTTCTTCAAGTAACTTTAAATTTTGATTTCTTCTCATTTCTTGAGCCATACCAGCTATTTGTTGAGAATAAATTTTATCTGTTTGTGCTGCCTGATCTTGTAGAATTCCAATTCTACCTTTTAATTCTTTGGCGCCATCGCTATCCTTAACACGCATATTTGCGTATTCTTGATTCATCTTCTTCAATTGATCAGTTATTTGAGCAAGGGCATTTCTACGCTCAATGTCAATATCTGTTGTTGCCTTACCAATGGCAATTTCATTTTCGCTAATTTGAATACGCTCTCTATTCATTGATAAGAATTCATTTTCAAGTGCTAAACGCTCTTGAGTTTGTTTTAAACTTCTTTCAACTCCATTAACCTGCTGTTGCATTTCTAGACGAACCATGCCTAATTTCTTAGCTAGTTCTTCAGCACGATACTTGGCATTCTCACTGGCACTAGCAGAATCATCTAGACCAGTTTTCATCTTTGCTAGTTCTTCACGATATGCTTCTAATTCTTTAGCACCATCACTGGTCGAGTCACCTAAGCCCTTGACTTTATCAATTAGATCACCGATACCTGACCAAGCATAAAGCGCGGCAGCACCCGAAATGACTAAACCAACGAAAGAACTAAATGGTTTTAAAATAACCGTTAGTGTAGCCCATAGTGCTTCAAAGCCTCCACCTAACTGTCTCATTACTGTGCTGAAATTTTTAACAAAATCAATAGCATTACTAAGGGCCGCTCGCCACATGACAAATGATGCAGCCATTCCCTCAATCACTACGACTACTGCTCTAAAAACTCTGCCGGCAATTGTAAATGCCGCAATGGCAGCACCAATTTGTAATAGTGTTCCAATGAATGAAGAAATTTGATCAATATTCTTTGTTAATTTAAAGATTTGAAAGCCAAGGTATTCAATTGTAAGTGCTAAATTTTTACCTGTTGAAGTATTTCTTTCAAATTCATCAAAGGCTAGTTTAGCATTGGTTCTTAGGCCTTCGATAGCACTAGAGATAGTTGGAGTTGTTCTACCAAAGGCTTCGTCGATGCTATCTTTGGCCTTACGCATTGCCTGGACAAAGACATCAGCATTAATTTGTCCTTCACTACCTAGTTTCTTAAGAGCCCCAACTGGAACTCCTAATTGATCTGCTAATGCCTGTGCTACTGGAGGCAACGCTTCAAGAATACTTCTTAACTCATCACCTTGGAATGTTCCCGATTGTAGTGCTTGTCCTAATTGTAGTAATGGACCTGCAGCTTCCTTACCTGAGATACCACTTGCTGATAATGCTTTAGAAAGACTATCAGTAATTTGAGCAACTTCTGCTTGACTAATACCTAATGCTTTTGCTGAACGCTGAATTCTAGAATATAGATCAGCAACGCTTTCAAGAGGTGTTCTGCTTGTAATAGCAATGGCAGCAATAGCACTGAACTGTTTATTAACTGATGTTAGATCAGGTGTTATACTAATCAACTTATTTCGTAAACTAGTAATACCATCACTAAAATCAATTAGGCCTTTTACAGTTGCTGCCCCGATTAATAATTCAAACGCCGTCTTTAGACCGCTAAGTGCTCTTATCGCATCGCGTGTGTCTACATCGACTTTAATTGTAGTATCAGCCATTACATTTTTCCTATTTTCTTAACTTGACTAGCAAACCAAGTTAAGAATGGACCAACCATTCCTCTTGGGGCTTGCTTGCTATATCCATCATCTAACTTTTGTGCGTATGGATAATTTCCAATGATAGATGACCTATTGCTTGATAACTGTGTGTTGCTTCTCGCATTGCCACTTCTTACTGGAGTGCGAGATTTAAAATCCTTCAATGCTTCGTCTGGGAGTTGTGCCAATGCTTTTTGTTGTCTAGCAAGTCTAGCATTTAAGTTTGATGAATCCATCTTAACACTTATCATTGTATACTATCCCTTATTTCTAATAATTCTTCTACACTAACATGACTAAAGTCACCATCCTGTTCGGCTTGTTTTTCCTGCTGAAACCTAAGAGCTGAATTACATATCCAAAGATCAAATGTCGATCCTTTTTCAAGTAATTCACTTGGTAGTATTCCATAACGCTGTGCTAGGGTGTCAATACTTAACACAGCTGATTCTAGTTTACTACCTCGCTTAGGTCCAACAGTTGTTACTTTCCCAACATTTCAATCATCTTATTCATTACCTTTAACATTACTGCGGTTGGTAAAGTATCATCTCCTTGTAACAATGGTTTGCCTGTTTCATCTAATACCATTTCACGCATGGACTCAACAATTTGTTCAGTTGGGTTACCATCACTAGATGCCAACTTCAAAAATCGATCAAGACTTTGGCGATCCCATACATACCATTCAATGGGTTCACCGAATTGAGCGATTGTTTCATCGTCGTTCAATTCTACTTTAACTAACTGGGGTTTTGCGATTAGGTTGTTTAACTTCATATCTTTATTCCTTTTTACCTTTTAATATGTGAATGACAGCAAGAGCGAATCTCAAGCGTCCATTAATCTTATCCAAGTCACCCTGGGCACATTTAAGTTCACCTAGACTCTTGGCCACCTCTGCTTCGAGGCTTTCTAACAAATCTTTACGATTATAATCTTCTAAATCTACCATATC